AAAGATACTAAACCATTTGAATTAGACTATATTATAAATGTAACAAGAGATATAATTCATATTAATTGGTTGATTAAAAATACAAATATAAGTAATAATGAAAAACAAATAATATCTATAAATCAGGCTTCAGGATACCAGCAATTTGTAATATCTTTAGCATTGAGATTATGTCTTTTTGGAAATAAAACAACATGCAAACAACTTTTCATTGATGAAGGTTTTGTGAGTTTTGATAAATATAATTTATCAATAGTTCCAGACTTCTTAAAATCATTAATGTCATATTTTGATAGTATTATTATAGTATCTCATATAGATTTAATTCAAGATATTATCGAAGATAATGAATGTATAGCAGAAATAAATTATAATAATATGACATCTGTATCAAATATAACGTATGGAAAAAAATTAACTGATAAATAAATATACTATTTAATATACGAAAAGGTTCTATTGTTTTTATAATATTTAAAAAATTGATTAAGATATATAATTCATATAATGAATACTTTTCAGATATTTCAGACATATAATGGAATATGAATTTGAAAAATATTTATGCGATGCGGAAAATATCAAAGACACTATTTTAAAATATGGTGTAGCAATATGTCCTATTTTAAATGATGAAGAATGTGATAACATGATAAATAATAAATGGGATATTTTAGAACATTTAACAAGTAAATTTGAAACTCCTATTGATAGGAATAACAAAGAAACTTATAAAGAAATTACTGGACTATATCCTAATCATAAAATGCTTATACAACATTGGAAAATTGGACATTCAAAATTGGTTTGGGAAGTAAGACAAAACAAAAAAGTAATAAATACATTTGCTAAAATATGGAATACAGAGGATTTGATAGTTAGTTTTGATGGAGCAAGTATTTATATACTCGATAAACCTAAAAGAGAAAACAATACTTGGTTTCATGTAGATCAAAGTTATACAAGAAATGATTTTGAATGTATACAGAGTTGGATTAACGCATATGATACAAATGAAGGAGATGCTACATTAGTTATTTTAGAAAATAGCAATCAATATCATAAAGATTTTCAAGAACATTTTAATATAACAGATAAAAAGGATTGGTTTAAATTAGAAAATAAAGAGCAATATGATTTCTATATTAACAAAGGATGTAGAAATATAGCTATAAAATGTCCTCGAGGATATGGAGTTTTCTGGGATAGTAGAACATTACATTATGGAAATCCTGTACAAAAAATAGCAAGTAATGAATTTAATTACAGATGTGTTGTATATGTTTGTATGGTTCCAAGAAATTTTGCGAACAAAAAAAGTTTAGATAAAAGACTAAAAATATTTAATGAATTAAGAATGACTTCTCATTGGCCTAATAAACCTACATTATTTTCAAAATTTCCACGAACATATGGAAAACCTTTAAAAGAAATAAAGGATATTACTATGGAAGAAGTAAAAACATATATTAATACAGAAGGACTTAAATTAATATAATTTAATTTACTATCATTACTATCATTACTGTCTATATAAATTTTATATTTTTTATATTTATAATATATCTAAATAATATTTAATTATTTTTTCACAGAAGATGATTTTATAAATATATTATAATTATATTATAATTATAATAGAAAATGAATAAATATAATAGCTATTATTTAATGGAAGATCTTGATGTGACAAATGATAAAATACCAGATGGTGTTTTAGTAAGAGAATTTAAAATAGATAAAAAAACAGGGAGATATGTATATGTAAAAAATTGTTATATAACAGAAGGAAGTTTAAAAAAGATAATTGATGATGTTGTTATTAAAGAAGATGTTAATAAGAATATAAATACTATTATGGTATCAAATGTTACAATAAATAAAATAAGAAATAATCACTTACCAGTAGATGAAATACCAAAAATAGTAATTTCAAAAAATTCTCATTTTTCTCACTTAATCAAAGGGAAACATATAAATATAAATAAATTGTATATTGATATAAGAAAATTAGTAGACTTACATGAAAAATTATTAATAAAAAAATAATAAATTACTTTCTATAATAATAATAGATATTGGTGTTTATAAAATGGCAAATAAAAAAAGGTTTTATTATTTAATAGAAGATTTAGATATTGATGGAGATTATAATAGCGATGGTTTTATAATTACAAAATATAAAATAAATCAGAAAACAAAGGATAAAATATTCATAAAAACCAAATATGTTACATTTGAAAATTTTAAAAAATTAATGCAAAAAAATAATAAACAAGGTGGGAATCTACTTAGAGATGGTTTATTTCCGAAAAAAGTACATGTTGATATGGCACCTAAACCTCAAGGCCACCCACAAGGCTATCCTCAAGGCTATCCACAAGGCTATCCACAAGGTTATCCACAAGGGTATCCACAAGGGTATCCACAAGGGTATCCGCAAGGGTATCCACAAGGCTATCCTCAAGGGTATCCACAAGGGTATCCTCCTCACAATATAGGTTATACAAATGGAACAAACTTTATGAATAATCAAAATCCAGATAGAATAACTATAGCAAGTGATAACCCCACGTTTTTTGACCATGTTAAAGCTGGATTTGCTACGGGTTTAGGATGGGCTGTAGCAGATAATGTAGTAGATGGTGTATTTGATGCTATATTTTAGAAGTGTAAAAAATGAGTACATAATTTATTTTTTTCTAAAGTTTCAAAAGTTTTTATAAATTTCTAAATTTTTTTTAATTATGTACTCATTTTTTAAATTTGTTCTAATATCTAAAAGTTCAATAAAAAATTGATAAGTTAGCTTAGTATAAGTAACTACAGCTACTATACAAAGACAGCCAGACAGTCAGGCAGCCTATAGTATCAAAAGACTTTAGATATCAAAGCCTGAACCTGTAAAAGAACACTTTCAGCACATTTAAGATGGCCGCAACAAATGCTATTTGTCTATCTGCTCTTTTTAAGGAGAAGATTATGAATATGTCTGATAATCTTGATGATAAGGAAATCTTGGCATATGCTAAGGGTATTATCAAAGAATTCAAAGAAGAAAATAAGAAGAGAAAGAAGGATGTTAATGATACTCCTAAAAAGAATGTCAAAAAGACTAAAAAAAATATCGAGGTAGATGAAGATGGTAATAAAAAACCTAAAACACTCAATAAATACCAACAATATTTGAAGGATAATCAGAATAGAATTAAGGAAACTTATCCGGAACTAACTAACACTCAAAGATTTTCAAAGCTTGCTGAAGAATGGAATGAATACAAAAAGACGATTGTTAATGTTAATGTAACAGAAACAACTGAAGAAACAACTGAATAATATAGCTAAATAAGTTGTTATTATTATGTAAATATGTGTTTTTTATATTTGAATGTATTATATTTTATATTTTATATTTTTTATTTGTTCTATTATGTAAAAATTGATAATGTAGTTATATACAATTATATACAACTAAAGCTATGTCTATTGTTGCTGTCGACGCTACTACAAATGTGGTCCCAAAAGTTTCATTTAAAGAAAGTATTGCAAAAATGCCAGATAATCTGAATGATAAGGAGATTATTGATTATGTTAAGAATACCATTAATAAAAATAAGAAAAAAAATAAAAAATATGAAAGGTATTATAAAAATAATTATAGTAAATTTAAAAAAGAGCTTGGTGAGCATCTTTTTAATTATTTAGAAAATGATATTAGGCAAGAAAATCCAGAGCTTTCAGACTGTGAAGTTTTCCACAAGTTTATTAAGGAATGGGATAAATATAAAAAAACAACAGCAAAAAAAGAAAAGGCTAATAATAAAATTACAGAAATTTCAAATGATTTAATGAAAATAAATATTGTCTAATTGACAACTAAAAATATTCAATAAATAAAAAAATAAAACACCCTCAGCGGGGCTCGAACCCGCGACCACTTGGTTAAAAGCCAAGCGCTCTACCGACTGAGCTATGAGAGCGTAGGTAAGTTACCCATATTAATATATGGCCTAATTCTTATATCGTTTTATTATGACTAAATAAAATAAACCAATTTTGTTCTTCCCACGTAATAGTATAAGTTATATTTGATATATCTATTTTTTTTGCCAATAATTTAATACTATTGTAATCGTGGATATAATAGTACCTTTTTACAATATTCTCATTATTCAATTTCCAATCAACATAATTAGTTCCAATAGCAAAATTACGACAATCGCTCTTTTCAGTATTGAGGCCATTGAATTGTTTTTCCATAGACCAAAAAGATACCAGTAGTTTCCCATTTTCACATAAACAACTACATAGATTACGAATAGCCGATATTTGATCATCCAATGTTTCTAAATGATGTAGGACAGCAATTGATATAATTTTATCATATTTTTTTTCCAATTTTAAATTTAAGACATCTTGATAAAATACATTAAGCCCTTTATGATGGCATATATATAACAGATTATCTGAAATATCAAAACCTTCACAATTATAACCAAGAGTTTTAGCATATATCATATTTTTACCATTGCCGCAACCACAATCCAATAAGTTTTCATTAGAACCTTGACTATCTAATAGAAATTTCTTAACATTATTCCATATTCTAACCCGCGAATTATCAAACGAATCGCATATAATATCATATTGATTTGCTATATTTTTATTATGTGCGTTCATATACATATAATAATATAAGTAATATTCTTATATATTACAATATAGTGCTTTTTTAACTCTCATTATTAGTAATAATAGATGTATAAATTAACTTAGTAATTGATTTTTTTATTACTTATATATTAGAACAAAGTTATGAAATCGTAAATAAAATTTATTAAAAGCAAATATATTTTTATAAATAATAAAAAAAAGATGTATTTATATAAAACCAAAAGGAAAAGGAGAATACGTTTAGTGTTAGAAAATATACTAACGCTTATAAAAAAATGTTAGCAAATGAAAACAAAGTAGCATCTAATGCTGATACATTAAATACTATGATTTTTACGAATTGAGGCAGATCAGAAACATCCATTTGGAAAGAATTTAGTTATTGTTGGTGGTAAAAAACCAAAAACCAAAAAAAAGTAAAATGATGTAATATCTATTAATTTATATAAAACTATAAAATTATTAAATTTACATATTTTTATTTAATTATATTACCCTGTTGTATAGCTTTAACTCTTTGTAATACAGTACCTCTATTAAATACAGTAGAAACGCCGCTATCATCATTTACATAAATTGACGTTGTTTTTGTAGGTGGTTTAGAAGTCTTGTTATAATATTCCCGTATTCGAGGAGATACCATAGCATCCTCTGGTAAATCCCAACGTCGTTCCCCTGTATGCCGATTAAAAAAATATGGTTTATTATGCGTTGTACTCATAAGCATACCCCATTTACTAGAAACTACGCGAGGTGTGTTAGGAGGTGGCACAATATGTGTTCTATCATCATCTGCTCCAGTATTATCAAAAACTAATTCGGCTGTAACGGTGGGACTATTTTTACTATTTATTTTACTATTTATTTTACTATTTATTTTACTATTTTGTTTACAACCAAAACCAAAACAACTCAAAACTCCTCCCTTTATTTTCATTTTTTTCTGCATTTTCTTGATATATACCGATAATAACACGAATTCTCCTTTGCTCTTTACATATTCGCGTTTGCCTTTTGGTTTCATATAGATACATCTCTTTTTACCGTTAATAATATCTGTTCTAAATTTTTTATAATTTACTACTTTATTTGCCATTATACCTTTTCTATAAAATGAAAAGATTATTATTTATAATTATATAATAAGAAGGATGAGTTATAGTAGCAGCAAATACTATACACCACTATCAAGAGATAGTAAATCTATAACATCTAAAAAACCTCTTTATTACCGATAAAAGAATTGAAAAAAATCAAAAATTATTCCATATTCTAACCCGCGAATTATCAAACGAATCGCATATAATATCGTATTGATTTGC